AGCTCAAGTCACGGCTATCTACAATCAGGTAGGTGGCAAAGAAGAGTATGTTAGGATGTTGGATTGGGCGGAAAACAACCTCTCTCAAGATGAGATTACCGCATTTAACAACATCATTGCGGGAGGCAATCAGTCCCAAACAAAACTAGCCGTCAATGGTCTGTTTTCCAGCTATTCCGGGTCGGCAAAGTCTCCCAAACTCATCAATGATGGCTCGCCTGCCAGCGGTTCACGGCCTGCTGGAAACCCGTTCCGGTCAACCGCCGAGGTAGTGTCCGCCATGTCTGACCCTCGCTACGCCAAGGATGCCAGCTATCGGCGCGATGTTGAGCGGCGTCTTGAAATGTCCGATGTTCTGTAATAAATAAAACTTATGAATAAAGATATTGTCTTAGGTGTCATCCGTCACGTTCTGACCATCGTTTCCGGCCTTCTTGTTGCCAAAGGTATCACCGATTCCGGTGGCGCAGAAACGCTGGCCGGTTCGGTTGTAGGTATCATCGGCGTGGTATGGTCTATTTGGGATAAAAAAGCGGCCAAGTAATCCGCCATCCTTGTGATTTTTAGTTTATGTTGACTACTATCACAGCCATCGGAGCAGTAGCCGCCCTAATAACCGCCCTCCTCACCCGCTGGTGGAATCGGCAAGATGACCCAAAGATTAAACGGAGCAAGATGCGTGATGAAATCAACAAGGCCGTGGCAACTGGGGACAAAGCTGCTCTTAATCGGATTGTTGAGCGGATGCTCAACGACAAATAGCAGGCTGGTAGTCATCTCCAGCGATAAGGAAATCCTGTATGTTCCGGCAGGTCAGTCCTGTGTCCGGCCTAATACTCCAAGCTGGAGTGTTCCTGAAGCAAGGATGAAAGAGATTTTGGATGCGCTAGTAAAGTAGCTGCCCTAGCAAATCCGCTGAGAAAGGAATAAGTAGCAAGTCGTAAAGAAGCCGAAAGAGTGAGCCTGATGCGTCAGATAACTCATAGAACTTTCCCTGATTTGGCGACGAAAGATAAAGTTCCTTTCTTTTATACCTTAAAACAAACACGGCAGCTACACACACACCTATAGAAAGTAATAGATTATGGCTAATTCAAATAGCAGTCCCTCCCGTTTGGGCTTGGCTGTCGGCGGCAATGACAACTATGCGTTGTTCTTGAAGAAATTCGCTGGCGAAGTCCTCACCACGTTCACCACAAACAACGTATTTGCGAACCTCCACAACATCCGCACAATTGACAGCGGCAAGTCGGCGCAGTTTCCGATTACTGGCGTGGCTACGGCCAAATACCACACCCCCGGCCAGTCCATTTCGGACTCGGGTAACAGCCTCACCAGCACCATCAACCACGCTGAAAAGATTATCAACGTGGATAGCCTCCTCATCAGTTCGGCGTTTGTTGCCAACATTGATGAAATGATGAACCACTATGATGTGCGTTCCATCTACTCCACGGAGCTTGGTCGTGCGCTGGCTCAACGGTTTGACCAGAACATCGCCAAGACCCTTGCGCTCGGTGCTTCCGATAGCTCGGCGGTTGCGGGTGGTGGTATCGTTACCAGCATCAAAATCACCAGCGGCGGCACTTACAGCGTTGCTCCCACCACGGTTACGTTCAGCGCAGCTCCGGCTGGCGGCGTCACCGCTACCGGCACTCCAGTCGTCAACAACCTCAAGGTTGTGGGCGTCACCATCACCAACCCCGGTTCTGGCTACCTCACCGCTCCGACTGTGACGTTCTCGGGCGGCACAGGCACACAGGCTACGGCTACGGCGGCTATCACCAACTTCCGTGCTGGCTCTACCGTCACCCTTGAAAACGCCCTTGGTGCGGATGCCACCGGCGCGAACATTGTTGATGGTCTGTATAAGGCGGCTCAACTGTTGGATGAACGCAATATCCCGTCCAGTGACCGCTATTGCGCCATGCCTGCTGAGTTCTTCTATACGATGGCTCGCAGCTCCACGGACTTGTTCAACCGCTTCTTCGGCAACACCGGCACTCTTAGCAGTGTCGAACTGCCGGAAGTGGCTGGGTTCAAGATTGTCCGCTCCAACAACCTGCCCCGCTATGGCGTGGCGGCGAACAGCGGCGAAAACAACACCTATAGCGGTGACTTCACTGCGCTCCGCGCCCTGTGCTTCCACAAGGCGGCTGCTGGAACGGTCAAGCTGAAGGACATCTCGGTTGAATCTGAATACCAGATTGACCGTCAGGGCACGTTGTTCGTTGCCAAGTATGCGATGGGTCACGGCATCCTGCGTCCTGAGGGCGTGGTGCTGGTGAACGCCAAGATGCAGTAAGATAGAGTAGAGAAGGAGTGGGGTGGGGGTGCTATAGCGGACACCCTCACCCCTTTGTCAGATATGCGGACGGTATGCAATACGCCTAACAACCCGATACACAACCGCTCATTTGTGTGGGATTGTAGTAGCTGCTGCGTATCGTCCGTTCTTATACCAGAGAAAAGAATTTTATGAGTGATACCACAAGACCTACCCGATTAGACGCCATCAACACCATGCTTGCCGGTCTTGGGGAAGCTCCCGTCGCCTCTATTGAGGGGACAAACCTGACCTACGATGTTCAGATTGCCAAAAACACCCTCTCAGAGTGTCTTAAACAGGTCTTAGGTGTGGGGTGGCACTTCAATACCGACTACGACTACCTGCTTACCCCTGATGTCAACAAAAACATCTTTGTTCCCGCAGATGCCGCCAGTGTGGATGTTGACCCGATGGAGTATCCCGACATTGACCCGGTAATCCGGGGCAACCGGCTCTATGACCGTAAGAGTCAGAGCTACAACTTTACATCCCCAATCAAGGCTAAAATCATCTGGTTGATTGATTTTGAAGAACTGCCCCAAGCTGCCCAATACTACATCACCCTGCTGGCTGCTAGAACCTTCCAAGCGAGGGTTATGGGGTCTGATTCCGTCAACCGGGAAGCCTCCCAAGCCGAGTTCATGGCTATGGTGGCGATGAAGCAGGACGATGATGCACAGTCTGACCGGACAATCTTCGATAGCTGGAGCATCGCCAACACCTTGATGCGGTAAAACTGCGATATACCTATGCCGTCTAGCAATGTAATCCCGAATCTCATCTCTGGCGTCAGCCAGCAGGCCGATTCGTTGCGTTTTCCCAGCCAAGCCATTGAGCAGATTAACGCAACCAGCAGCATTGTTGAGGGACTTACAAAGCGTCCCCATACGGAGCATATAGCAGTCATCAATACTCCCCAGCCAACAACCAGCTTTGTCCACGCCATCAACCGAGACAGCAATAACCAATACCTGACGATTATTGGAGAGCAGTCCATCAAGGTGTTTGATACCCGCACCGGCGTTGAAACACCTGTAACTGCTTCCCAAGCCGCCCTAGCCTACCTTACACACGGCTCGGGTGGGACGCTGGTTCCTGAAACCGATTTCAAGGCTATCAGCATTGCGGACTATACCTTCATCTTAAACAAGACCAAAACCACCGCACTTCAGACCAACCTCCAAAGCCCCACCCACAGAACACGGGCATTGGTCACGGTGAAGCAAGGGGATTATGGAAAGAAATACAACGTCACTGTAGCGGGGGGTCAGACCGTGGAACTAAAAACGGCTACGGGTTCAACTGACTCCCCCTATATTGACACCACCTACATTGCAGGTGTGTTGGCTTTTGGAAAAGGAACCGGAACAGAGGCTACCACCATTTCCCCGGCTACCGGACTTACCGGAGTGATGGCTGCGGCTAATATCAAAACACCTGTAGTCGTCGGCTCAACTATCGTGCTTGAAACCATAGATACCTATACTCCAGACCAGATGCTTATTCAGGTCAGTGACGGGTTAAGCGGGTCAGGGCTGAGTGTGGTCATTGAAAACGGCTCGGTAACAAGTTTTACCGACCTTCCTACCGAAGCTGTCGAGGGATTCAAAGTCCGTATTGAGGGGCTTCCTGAAGAAAATGTGGACGACTATTGGGTTGTTTTTAAGGCCGATAACGCAGATAGAGGAAAGGGCGTGTGGGTCGAGTCGGTTGCTCCTGAGATTCCAACTACATTCGATGCAACCACCATG